ACATCATCACCACCGATGTGGTCATTGAAGCCATCCACCGCAGCCAAGGCCGCGAACGCGAACAGATCATCAATACCCTGCAACGCCTTGATTTCCTGAACGGCGACTTCCACCACTTCTTCAATCACCTAGCGACAGCTCTCGCCGCCAACTACTGATCACCCCGCCCCTTCGGGGGTTTTTCTATGAAACGACTTCTCTTCGCTGCAGCGCTGCTGCTCAACGGTCCAGCCTTCGCTCATCACACTGGCCGTCCCGTCACCGCCACCGTCTATCACCCTTGGTTTGATGGCCGCACCACCTATTGCGGTCAGACCTACCGCCACTATTCCGGCATCTCTGCCGCTCACCCTTGGCTTTCATGCGGCACCAAAGTCCACGTCTCACACAAAGGCCGATCCTTGATCGTGCCAATTACTGACCGCTGCGATTGCAACAGCATTGACCTCTCAGCCGCTGCTGCTCAACGCCTTGGTGTCCCAACCGACGGCATTGCCACCGTCCGTATCAGTTACTAACCCTTGCCATCCCGATTACCCTGAACCTGCCGCACACATTCAATGGCAACCTACCTTTGGCGCGAGATGGAAGCTGCCTTTGATGCAGCCGAAGATCTTGATGGCTCTGACTTCAACTTCATCGCAGCCGCCATGCTTTCTGTCATTCAGCAATGGCTTTATGAAGAAGGCTACGACGAAGCTGCTGATTCCCTAGACGAAGAGATTTTCCACGCCGAAGAGGCTGATTGATTTGCTGGGTCGGTTCTGTCCGTAAGGCTGAACGCCGTGTGTGGCGGTATCGGAGGCCCAGTCAACAATCAGCATTAACCTAGAACCATAGAATTTGTGCATGGCTAGGCGCGCAAGATGACTTACACCGGCTACAGGCGTTATGACCGGAGTATCCAGCGCCAAGCAACGCAGGTGCAGGACCCCGGCTCGGCTTGGGCCAGCATGGAGCCCCATTGGATCTTGATTGAAGATCTGCTGGAAGGCACTTATGGGATGCGGCGTAAGCACCGCCGTTATCTGCCGCAGGAGCCACGCGAACTAGACGAGAGTTTTGATAACCGTCTGGCGCGTTCTGTCTGCCCGCCTTATTACCAGCGCCTTGAGCGCATGTTGGCTGGGATGCTGACCCGCAAGCCGGTCAAGTTGGACAACGTACCTGACCTGATCCGTGAACAGCTGTTTGACGTAGACCTGCAGGGCAATGATCTCAATATCTTCACGTATGAATTAACGCGGAAGATTGTTCGTTACGGCCACGTTGGCGTTCTGGTTGATTTCCCGACTGCCACTGACGACGAAACCCAGAACATCACCGATGTAGCGAGCCTGCGTCCTTATTGGGTTTGCTACACCCCGCGTGACATCCTCGGCTGGCGCTCTGAAATCCTGAATGGCGCACAGCAGCTGACCATGCTCCGCCTGATGGAACGCGTCGTTGTCGCTGATGGTGAGTTTGGTGAAAAATACCTAGAGCAGATTCGCGTGCTGCGCCCCGGTTCGTATGAACTGCACCGCCAAGACGAAACAACGGGTGAATTTGAAAAGGTAGCCGAAGGCCAAACCAGCCTTGATTACATTCCCTTTGCTGTTGCCTATTCCAACCGCGTCGGGCTGCTTGAGTCGCGGCCACCGATGGAAGACATCGCAGAGCTGAACCTGAAGGCGTATCAAATCCAGAGCGATCTGGACAACATGCTGCATATCAGCGCCGTGCCGATGCTGGCGTTCTTCGGGTTCCCGAGTTCTGCCGAGGAAGTATCAGCCGGTCCCGGTGAAGCGATCGCATTCCCAGCCGAAGGCCGCGCTGAATACATCGAACCTGATGGCAAGAGCTTTGAAGCTCAGTTCCGCCGTCTTGAGCAACTTGCCGGTCAGATCAACGAACTTGGCCTGTCTGCTGTTCTTGGCCAGAAGTTATCAGCTGAAACCGCTGAAGCCAAGCGAATTGATCGCAGCCAAGGCGACAGCACCATGATGGTGATTGCTCAGCAGGTGCAGGACCTAATCGATAACTGCCTGCAATTCCACGCTGATTTCGTCGGCCAACCTCAAGCCGGTTCCAGCTATGTCAACCGGGATTTTGTGGGCGCACGCCTTGAGCCTGCGGAAATCCTCGCCCTACTGCAGCTCTACACCGCAGGATCCATTACGCAGAAAACTCTCCTTGATCAGCTTGCTGAGGGTGAAGTTTTGGGCGACGATTTTGATGTTGAGGAGGAGCTGGAAGCAACCCAAGCCGGTGGCCTAATTGAAATGGGCGGTGGCATGGATCTGATTTCGGATGATATGCCAGCCGAGGAAGTTTCGATGGAAGATGACCAAGCACCGATTGAACAATGACGCAATCCGGCGTAACCCCACGCCTACTCAACGTTGAGCAGTTCAAGCGGCCTATCAACCGCAAAGATCCTGTTGCCAACATTTATCGCAATGCCATTGATCTAAACCGTTTCAGTAATTCTGTTGCCCGTCAAATCGTGCGGGATTACAACAACATTATTCTTAGCGCCGTTGCTGATCTCAGGGCAATCAATTTTGGCGAAGCAACAGCAGGCGCAGGTATTGTCAGCCCGTCATCTGTGCAAGCTCAGCGGTTGCGTGTGATTTTGGCGCAGCTCAAGGAATCGCTTGATGGTTGGGCCGATCGCAGCACGGTGTATGTAACGGGCGAACTGCAGGGCTTGGCTGAGCTGCAAACCGAGTTTGTCCAAGAGCAAATGCGGCTGGCAATCACTGGCGGCGTCGTTGATAGCCGTGAACTGTTGCCATCGCAGGTCAACGCTTTGGCTCAGGTCAACACGGTGCAGGTAGCGCCAAACTTTGCGGCCAGTGTTGCCACGATTGACCCGACTGACCTTAACTTCACGCTGCCCGGCACTGGCGCTTTCAATCTGACCGCAGGCCAAGGCGCGGCAATCACGCTGCCAAACGGTGAAGTTGTATCAAAGGCATTCCGTGGCCTAGCTGAATCGCAGGCTCAACAGTTCAATGCTGTTGTCCGTACTGGCATCCTTGCTGGTGAACCCACAGCACAGATCGCTAATCGTTTGGTTGGCAGCCTTGATTTTGGTGACCTTGCCAAGACCGCACGACAGCAAGCCTTAGCCGGTGGCCAACTAACCAAAATGGCGGACCATCAGGTATTGACCGTTGTTCGCACAAGCATTCAGCAAGTTGCCAACGCAGCCAGCACGCAGGTCTACCAAGCCAACGGTGACATCACCAAGAAATACCGTTACGTCGCCACACTTGATAGCCGGACTTCAGCCATCTGCCAAAGCCTTGACGGCAAAGAATTTGTTTATGGCAAAGGCCCGGAACCTCCGGTTCATTTCAACTGCCGCAGTACGACAATCCCGATTATTGATTACAAAGGGCTTGGCATCCCTGAGCCAGATTGGGGAACAGGTCCATCGCAGCGTGCCAGTGCTGACGGTCCAGTGAAGGGCAATGTCACTTACGGCCAGTGGTTACGTGGTCAACCCAAGGCGTATCAGGAGGAAGTTTTAGGCAAATCTCGTGCTGGTTATTTTGACAAGCTCGCCAATAAATACGGCCCGCAACAAGCCTTGGCCAAAATGGTCCGTGAAGACGGTTCGGAGGTGCCACTTAAAATTTTGAGAGAACGCTACGGTTCAACCGATGGCTAAAAAGCCGACCAAAGCTGACAAGAAAATCGCCAAGGTGATGGGCGAATACAAGGCTGGTACGTTGAAGTCCGGCAAGCCCGGCCCCGGCAAAGGCCCTAAGGTCAAGAGCCGCAAGCAAGCTATCGCCATCGCCCTGAGCGAAGCTGGTAAAGCCCGTAAGCCCAAAGGTAAGAAGTGATGGCACCCAAGAAACCCGGTCTTTACGCCAACATCAACGCCAAGCGCAAGCGGATTGAAGCTGGCTCGAAGGAACGCAAAGCGCGTCGTGGTGAAGCCGATTACCCTGAGGCCGGTGCCTTCAAGGCTGCTGCCAAGACGGCCAAAAAACGCAAACCCAAAAAATGAACGGCAGGATTTGGGAAGGTAGCTGCACTTACCTCAAGTGTGCCGATGGTTTTGTTGAAGGCCGATTTATCTTCCCAACACCAAATAGCCCTGAAATTCTTGGCGCCTTGATGGGCCGCTTGGCCGAAGGCGTTGAGGTTATTACCTGCACGGAGGACGAGGAAGATGGCGATTAAGTATCGCGGCGAAGAGTTCGAGGGCTACAACAAGCCCAAGCGCACGCCAAATCATCCGAACAAATCCCACGCCGTTTTGGCCAAAGAAGGCGATCAGGTGAAGCTGATTAGGTTCGGTCAGCAGGGCGTGAAAGGCTCACCGCCGCAAAAAGGAGAATCAGCAGCGGACAAAGCCAGAAGGGCATCGTTCAAGGCGCGACACGCGAAAGATATTGCTAAAGGCAAAATGTCGGCAGCTTTCTGGGCGGATAAGGTCAAATGGTGACTAACGGCCTTCCATCTTGAAGATCCATTCCTTCAGTTCGATCACGTAGCGCCGCAGCGCATCCGCCTGTTCTGCGTGCCATTTATCGCCAGTGCTGAAATACTGCCGCGTGTGCAGGTCAACAGCTTTTAGCAACTGAGCGATTACCGGATTCCACGGCTCACGTATCGGTGTATTCCATTCGCGCATTGTCCCTGCAGCGGGCAGACCACACCAGTCTGATTGTTCTGGGTTAAAACAGAGGTAAACTCCATCCGTAACCCTACGGGTCTTTCATGTCTGAAGAGCAAATGCAGGACGCTACGCCGACTGCAGACAATCAGGAGCTTGATGCGCTGAAGCGCAGTATTGAAGCCCTTGAACGCAAAAACTTTGAACTGATCGGCAAGCTCAAGGAGCAGAAGGAAAAGGCGCCTGTTGTCCCTGATGGCGTCGACGTTAAGGAGCTGGTTGAGTTCAAGCGCCGTAAGGAGCAAGAGGAACTCGAATCCAAGGGTAAGTATGACGAGGCCCTAAAGCAATACGCTCAGCAATTCTCCGAGCGTGAGGATGAACTGAAGCGCAGGATTGCCGACCTTGAATCAAAGCTCACCGTCAACCAGCTAGACAATCGAGTGGTGGCAATTCTTGCTGAGCAAGGCGCTCACAATCCGCACGATGCATTGCGTTTAGTGCGTGATCAGCTGAAGCTGGACGAATCCGGGAATCCTGTGGCCGTTGATGGCTACAACGAAGTTCCGATGGATCAGTGGGTCGAAAAGCTCAAGGCAGAGCGTGGCTATCTGTTCCGCCCGCCCAGCGTCAAAGGCTCCGGCGCTCCTGTTGGCATCCGTTCAGCTTCCGCTGAGATTCCTGCAGGCACCAAAAACCCATTCAGCCGTGAGCATTTCAACCTGACTGAGCAATCGCGTCTATTCCGTACTGATCGGGATATGTACGACAGGTTGAAGGCCGCCGCAAACAATGCTTAATATGTATGCGTTAGGTGTGACGGCTACGCCAGAGCGCCATTGGGTTACGCCCGCAAAACCACGAATTTTTTAGGTAACGACTCATGGCGACTCTTCGCTCTGATGTCATCATCCCTGAGATTTTCACTCCCTACGTTATTGAACAAACCACCCAGCGGAACGCGTTTCTCGCTAGCGGTGTTGTTCAGCCTCTTGCGGAGCTGAATACCTCTGAAGATGGTGGCGATTTCGTCAACATTCCCTTCTGGAAAGCCAACCTGTCTGGCGATCTGGAAGTTCTGACCGATTCTTCTAGCCTGACCCCCGGCAAGATCACCGCTGATAAGCAAATCGGCGTTGTCCTGCACCGTGGTCGCGCTTTTGAAGCTCGTGACCTTGCTGCTCTGGCCGCAGGTGCTGACCCCATGGCCGCTATCGGTCAGAAAGTTGGCGCTTATCTGGCTAACCAACAGCAGGCCGACCTGCTCAAGTGCCTTGAAGGTGTGTTCGGCAGCCTGACCGGCTCCGATTCCCCCGCCTTCGATGCTCTGCGTTTTGACACCAGCGGCATGACCGCTCTTGGTCCCCGTCAGGTGGCTAAGGCTCGTGCAATTCTGGGCGATCAAGGCGACAAGCTCACCGCTGTGGCCATGCACTCGGCTTGCTTCTACGACCTCGTGGAGCGTAAGGCGATTGACTACGTGACCAACACGGAAGCACGTCTGAGCACTCTGGCAACCGGCGCTAGCACCATCAACGCTGTTGGCGGTTCTGTGGCTGCTGCTTACGGCGATGTGAGCGTTCCGACCTACATGGGTCTGCGCGTGATCGTCTCCGATGACATCACCAACAGTGCTGGTAATTACGCCTGCTACTTCTTCACCGAAGGCGCTGTTGCCTCTGGTGAGCAAGCTGCCCTGCGCACTGAAACCGATCGTGACATCCTCGCCAAGAGCGATGCAATGTCGGTTGACATGCACTATATCTATCACCCTGTGGGTGCTAAGTGGGCAGTGACCACCACCAACCCGACCCGCGCTCAGCTGGCCACCGTTGGTAACTGGTCGAAGGTGTACGAAACCAAGAACATTGGCATCGTGCGCGCCACCATCACTTCCAACTTCGACTGATAGGAGAAACTAACCATGGCTTCTCAATTCGAAGTTTCCGCTGGTAAGGCGATTGGCTACACCTCCGGTCTCGGCGGTGCTGTCACCCAAGAAACCAGCAAGTCCACCACTGTGGTCCTTAACAAGCCCTGTGGTCAGATCACCATGCATGATGCCGAGCTGGCTGCTGGCGCTGAGGTTTCCTTCACGGTTACCAACAGCGAAGTTGCCGCTAGCGATGTTGTGCTGGTGAACCACAGCTCTGCTGGTACTGGTGGCTCCTACCTCGTGCAGGCCAACACCATCGCCGCAGGTTCTTTCAAGATCACTGTGAGCAACGTGTCCGCTGGCGCTCTGTCCCAAGCGATTGTCCTCACTTTCGCTGTCATCAAAGCTGCTGCAGCCTGATGGGGATGTTCGCCTTCCGGCGACTGCGTGAACAGGAGGCTCTGGCTTCGGCTGGGGCCTCTTTTTCTAATGCAGAGCCCACTCCTACAATCAAAGTAGTTGAAGAGCAGCCCGAACCCAAAAGGCGTCGTGCTGTAAAGCCAAAGTTGGAGGCTCCCGATGGCGGTCGTAATTAATGCCACTGTTGGCTCGGCTTCCGCCAACTCCTACGTCACGCTGGCTGATGCACAGGCCATCATTGATGGTTTTGTAGAGGATCCTGATGTTCAGCACTGGAACAGCGGCAATACTGACAGCCGCAACCGTGCATTGTTTACGGCAACACAACGCTTAGACCGCGAACGATTTCTGGGTGCAAGGGCTACTGATACGCAAGCCCTGCAATGGCCCCGTACTGGTGTCCGCAAGCCCGATACCTACATCAATACATACGCGATCGGGTTCCCTTTCCGGATCACCACTGACTATTTCACAGATACCGAGATCCCGACTCAGATCAAATACGCGCAGGTTGTCCTTGCCGTATTCCTGCACAACAACACGGATGCTTTGGGGCTGAGCGGACTGGAGGATTACAAAAACGTCAAAATCGGCAGCCTTGACGTGACCCCTAACCTTGGTTTCGGCGCTGTTGGTGCTGACAAGGTGCCCCCATTGTTTGAAAGATATTTGACTGGCCTTAGAATCAGTGGACCGGGTAACTTTGCCATTCGCCGGAGCTGACCATGGCTGAAAACGACACCTATAACATTGGCTTTGAGTACATCTCCGATACGGTGGCCCATACGGGTCGGTTTTGGAAGTTGTACGCCGTGGCCGATGCGGTGATCAATACCGCAACTGTGTCAAACGCTTCTGGCAACACCTTCAGTGCTGTGCCCTTGAGCCATGGCGATTCGATTGAAGGCGTCTTCACCAGCGTCACGTTGACCTCCGGCAAAATCGTTGCTTACAAGCTCTGATGAGCCTTTCAACGCCTCTACGCAGGGTCGCCAGTAAGTTAATGGCGCGCTTCGGGGGTGAGGTAACTCTTCGTCGGGTTACGCCCGGAGCCTATAACTCAACGACTGGCTCGATCACGGAGACCACAACCGACACCGGCATTAGAGGCGTGTTGGAAGATGTGAACCTGCGTGAGGTGAACGAACTGATTCAAGCTGGCGATAAAAGGCTGATTGTTGCCGCCTTAGATCTGAACGGCACTGTGCCAAGCACGTTTGATCGAGTCGTGATCAACACGATTGTTCATCAGATTATTCGTGTTCAAACGATTGAGCAGGACAATACGGCGATCACTTACGAGCTGATTCTGAGGGTCTGACGATGCCTAAACAGATCAGGCTGGATCAGATTGGCGATTACGCAGAAGAGAAGCTAAATCAGTTGATGCGTGTGGTTGTTTTCGAGACTGATGCCGAACTGAAGGCGCGTAGCCCTGTGGATACAGGCCGCTTTCGTGCTAGCTGGGCGATTGGTGAAAATCAGACCGGCAGCTATGACGCAGGCCAAAGCAGGTCAACAGCACCAGTCGCGCTGAATTACACCTTCGGCAACGAGAAAATTCAAAACGTCTACAACGTTCACAACAGCCTGATTTATGCCGAGCCCTTGGCCAATGGCAGCTCTAAACAGGCACCTGCAGGCTGGGTTGATCTTGTCGCAAGGCAAATGACAAGACGGGCGCGACAATTAGCTGACACCCTTGGCAAGCAAGACTAATGGCCGCCATCAACTTAAACACTGTCCGCGCAACGATCGAAGGCCGTTTAGCCACTGAGCTTGCCAATAGCCCGGCGATCCCGGTCGTGTTCCACAACATGCCGTATAACCCAGTCAACAATGGGACGTGGGTTCAATGCCTAACCTCATTCGGCACAAATGACTACTTGACTATGGGCGGCACCACCGGCTCAAGCAACAGCGTTCTTGGTGTCGTCGTCATCAATATTTTCTCCGCCAAAGGTGTTGGCCCCGGCGCCAATTTGACCGTAGGGAAGAGGATTCGAGATCTCTACAATAGAATCGTCGTAAGTGGGGTTCACTTTGATCCCCCGACAGGGCCCGAGGTGGTGGCCTCGCCATCTCCAGAGGGTTTCTTTCAAACACAGGTCAGATTGACCTTTGAAACCTTCGAGGATCTGTAACCATGGCTTTTTATCGAGGTCAGCAGGGCTCCGTCAAATTTGACGATGCGGGCTCTACTGCTGCAGCAATCACCAGCACCCGCTCGTGGTCTTTGACCGTTGAGAAGGAATCGCTGGACACCACTGCTCTTGGCGCTACCTACCGCGCAAATGTTGGTGGCCTGATTAGTGGTTCTGGCACCTGCGAAGTTCTCTATACCGCTTCCAGCGCAGACGAGACCAACGCTTTCATTGAAATGGTCAATACGGCCAACGATGAAGGCGCCGCTCTGTTTGAGCTATATCTGGACACCACTGGCACTAAGAAGATCAGCTTTGATGGTGTCATCACCTCGGCTGAATACTCGGCCACTGTCGGTGAAATCGAAGTCATCACCTTGAACTTCGTGACCAACGGCGCCATCACTCTGGACATCTGATCATGGCTTTTTATCGCGGCCAACAAGGCACTGTCTTTTTTGACAAGGCTGGCAGTGGCGGTCTCTCCGAGATTGCTGCTGTGCGCTCTTGGTCTATGACCGTCGAAAAGGAATCACTGGACGTGACCTCTCACGGCGCAACTTATCGCGCCAATAATGGTGGCCTGATCAGTGGTTCTGGCACCATCGAACTGATGTACGACGCGCCCGGCGCTGGCGACAAGCTGGATTTGCTTAACGAAGTCAACACTGCCACTGATCCGGCAGATGCTGCTGTTGAGCTTTACCTAGACGAAGCTGGCACCAAGAAAATCACCGGGGACATTCTGGTGACAAGTGCGGAGTATAGTGCTACGGTCGGGGAAATCGAAATCGTCACCATTAATTTTGTGACGAACGGTTCGATCACCCTCAGCATCTAACACTGAATGTCCGCAAGTCGGCAGCGCCCCGTTGATCTACTCACTGGGGCGTTTGATCTTAACCAGCGTCGTCGGTTTGACATTAAAGGTCCCGATGGCGCTGTTGTTTTGTCTTTGTACTTCAAGCCGATCACTCGGGCCGACCGTAAGCGTGCAACGGCGCTGGCTGGTTCTGAGGAGGCTCTGGAGATCAGTACTCAGATGCTGTGCCAGATGGCTGAGCTTGAGGACGGCACCAAGGCTTTTGCTGCTGCTGATGCTGCCAAGCTGCAACGCGAACTGCCCGAGGTTGTGCTGAACGACCTTGAGCTGTTTCTGTTCGGGCTGGGTAATGCCGAATCGCTTGAGGAAGCAAAAAACGGATAAAGGAAGACTCTTGGTTGTTCTTTGAGTTCTTCCTAGCTACTGAACTAGGCAAAACCGTTAGCCAGTTACGTGGCGAGCTGACCGAAGCTGAGTTCGTGATGTTTGCTGCCTACTACGAGGTCAAGGGCGAACGCGAAAAGGCGGAGATTGAGAAGGCTAAAGCCAGAGGTCGGTAGACTGAACCAAAGGATTTGGTCGTGCCGTGGCTGTAGCTGTTGTTGACGTACAGGTAAAAAGCGGAAATGCCGTAGGTCAGCTGCAGCAGATCAACACTGCGTCGAAAGCGGCGACTGTTGGCGTTAATGGCCTTAAAAATGCTGTCACCGGATTGGTGGCTGGATTTTCAGCAATTCAGGCAGCGCGATTTGTATTCGCCAAAACGTCTGAAATTGAGACTCAAACCAGAAGCCTGCAGGTATTAACTGGCAGCGTTAGGCAGGCCAAGCAGATCATTGAAGAGTTGCAGCAACTTGGCGCTGTTACTCCATTTACCAGCACAGAACTAATTGATGCAGCCAAGCGCCTTCAGGCTTTCGGTGTTGAGGGTGATCGTGTTGTTGAAATAACTCGCCGTCTTGCCGATGCCTCTGGCGCCACTGGCGCTGAACTACAAGGCATTGTGACCGCCTACGGCCAAGTCGTAGCCAAAGGTCGCTTGCAGGGTGAGGAGCTACTGCAGTTCCAAGAGCGAGGGATTGGCCTGCAGCAAGAGCTGCAAAGGATGTACGGGATGTCCGGCGAGGAGCTGCAAAAGGCTCTAAGCAAAGGCCAGATCAGCGCACAAGCTGTTGAGGCTGCCATTCAACGCCTAACGAGTGCTGGCGGTAAGTATGCAAATGGTGCGGTTGCCCAATCAGACACTTTGGCGGGTCGATTCAGCACGTTACAAGATGGCATTGATCAACTTGCTAGGCGACTTGGCCAAGTTTTAACGCCTGCACT